TCACCAGTTTTGTCGAATTTTACGGATGTCATAGCGTTATTTTTCACATTACCCTGCATGAGTTGTTTCTCTACGGACTGTGAAAAATTTGAATGCCGTTTGAATGTCGACGTGAAGAATGATATCTCTGGTTCACCCATGATGTGTTCATCTTGAGCACCTATGGCTATCAATTGCACGACTCCCGCCGACATTTATAATACATAAAGGTAAAAAATACACGTACCTAGCGCCCCGATTCAATGAAGGGCAAATTCTTATTCTTGCAAACAAATTTGAAAATAAAAAAGTTATCGGTGCCATCACTTGTCGTGACCCCGTTTTCATCTCTAAGAGTAAAGCTTAACCTGTCCACCTTTCTAATTGGTGTCATATATTGTGTGGTGACGTCATAATCATCCTTAAATATGATTGGATTTGACCCGTCCTGTATCACCGTACCGAAGCCTCTGTTAAGTACGGTCATGTCCCCTTGACCACCGTACACATTAGACGTTCTTTGGGAATAATTCGTATTCAATTCATCCACTGAGATATGGCATACATTGGAGCCGGATGCATCGATACGAGCCGCCAAAAGACGAGCCTGTACGATGTTTTCGATTGGTTGCGTCAAGTGCACCGTGAAAGTGTTTTTGCTATCTTGACCGATGGTATCGACCGAGATGGTATGATACTCGTATTCAAAATCTGGTAAAACTTGCCGAACCGTATTCACAGTAGTCATTACTAATACATTATATTAAAGATCCGCCGATTCCACCGATAATCTTCGCGTCCGCGCTTTTCTTGACGAATTCTTGGTCGCCACAGATACCACCTGGAGTCAAAGACTTGGTGTAGTACGCAGATTCTTTCGAACCTGGTACACATTCAATCTTGTGTTCCAAATCAAAAATGGATTCGACAGCGCCTTCGGGGGCGACTTCAAGATTGATTGGTCTGGGCTGGTAACCACTTCTTCGTTGGGGGAACATCACCATCAACGCCGAGAGGAGTGCGCATATCAAAGCAATCGCCTTAAGGGTGTTTCGGTTTGTGGCGTTGAGTTTCATCATTTATTATGTATGCAATATTTTTTATAAAGTGCGTTAAAGAATTTGAATTAGTTTCAAAGTACAGAGTAATGGACGGAGAAATATCACTCGACCGGAGCGTTGGGAATGTCATGAAGCTTGATGACAATGAACAGGCGTTGATGGATGAGATTGAAATTGAGGCGCCCCGTCCACGCTCTTCACGACGCGTCCCACAGCCGACGGTATACAAACCACAGCCACAACCAACGATGCAAGAAGACATCGATGCGTTTGCCAACCCGACTAAGCAGTCGGCTCCACCACAACACCAAGAAGAACCCGTTGATTACGGCGAATACGATGAAGAAGAGATGGAACAGCCACAGTACATGCAAGGTGATTATGCGATTCAAGAAGAAGAGCGACCATCGCCTGGGTATAAATCCATCGACGAAGAGAAGGCAGACCTTGTCAACAAACTTGGTCGTCTCGAAAAGAAGGGATTTTCGGTGAACAAACGACTCAATGTATACTCGAACGTTGACGATTTGCGTACGGAAGTGAAGCGAATCACGTATAGCATTGACGTCGACCGCTCTATTAAGTTCTCTCGTCGTATGCTGATTGCGTGTGTGACTGGTCTCGAGTTTTTGAATAAGAAATACAACCCATTCGAAATACAACTTGAAGGCTGGTCCGAAAATGTAATGGAAAACGTCGACGACTACGATGAAGTATTTGAAGAGTTATACGTCAAGTACAGGACAAAGATGCACGTTGCTCCAGAAGTCAAGCTCATCATGATGCTCGGTGGTTCGGCGATGATGTTCCACTTGACGAATAGTATGTTCAAGTCGGTCATGCCCAATATGAATGATATCTTGAAGCAAAATCCAGGACTCGTTCAAAACATGGTCGATGCTGTGAAAAACACGACACCAAGAAGTGCTATGGACGCCCCATCGAGCGAACCATCGGGTGGTAACCAGTACGAAATGAAGGGTCCAGGCGTCGATATTTCAAGTTTGATGGGTAACATTATGATGCCACCCGCACCACCCATGTCTACCACGGCACCCGAACCCATTCCATCGATTGACGATGACGACGATGATGCGATTTCGGACATCGTCGAAGGTCCAGCCGATGATGACGAAGAGGAGAGCGATGTCAAAGAGGTGAAAGTGTCGACCACGACAAAGGGTAAACGTGGTCGTAAGAAGAAGTCAGTAGAAATAAATTTGTAAACATAGAGTATAAATGATAGGGTACTGCCCCCTTGAGGAAGAGCCACTACCTCGGCTTCCTCGGACGCACACCCCATCGGTAGGGGTTCGTCCGACCAGAGCGGGAAGTCGCACAGAAGATACCGAAACGAATTACGTTGTTTTATTCTTTATCGCGGGTGTGGTCGCACTCGCCGCGATGGATGCCATCAAGAAGTAAACGAACTATTTTTACCATTCGCATATCATGTGACTGGTAAAAACAGATTAATTTAAGCGTTTTCGAGATCTTCGACCATTTCTCGTAGTTCATTTATAGCCGCGACTGTGTATGCAATGAGACCCACGTAATCGAGTTTTGCGTGTTCTTCACCCCAATCTTCATAATTGGGTTCATTCTTTGTTTCATTTGGTTTTGCATCTTTACCAAGTTCCACGAGGTGTCTCAATTCAGGGGCATCATAATAGATGTCTTGTGCTATGAAACCAGATTCTTCTAGACCGTCTTTGTCGTACATGACCGGTTTAAGTTTAGAAAGCGTGTCTAGGGAATTCACGATGATCTCTGTGTTTGATTTTGCTCTCGCATCGGATGTTTGGGACACGGTGACGTTTGTGAGACCCGAACCATCCCCGTAGTAAAAATCAGCGAATATATTGCCATTTATAACTAATTTAGAATTTCCAGTTACTCTGTCTTCCTGATAATAGCTCGTACCCATGGATATTGTGTGTTGTGGATTTGTGTTATGAAACCCAAGTCGACCGGTTTTACCAGACGTATAGGATTCTGTGATAAAATTTACAGAAACATTTGCAACAGATGCACTTACCCATGTAGGTAAACCAGATGTTTGGTCTATCACTAAAACATCACCTGCATTTCCTTTTGGTAATCTTGTCAGTGTGTTTGTTCCGGATGCATAGAGTATATCACCTGTGGTAAACCCAGTAATACCAGTCGTTGAAGTGACCATGAGATTTCCTTCGAGTGATGATATTCTATTATCAAGAGATGAGACACTCGGTGATGCACCCCAAGTGGGTACACCCGACGCATTTACCGTGAGTACATGCCCTTGTGTAGAGCTTATAGCAAGCTTTGATAAATTACCCGCGGAGGATGCATAGAGTATGTCACCTTTTGTAAAATTTGTGGTGATTCCATTCGTGTTCGTGATGATCACCTTTTGATTGAGTGTGTTTATACGCGATGAATTATCGTCTAATTGGGACTGTGGTACGATTGATGTGAGCTCCGAACCATCACCAAAGAATTCGAGTGCCGTGACATTTCCATTGACGACGACATTTCCACTCGTTTGAAGTGATGTCACGGGGTTTGAGAATATTATCTTATCATTTGTCGTAAAATCCTGTGTGGTAACCTCTTGAAGTGTGGGTGCGGGTAAATTTTGTAATTGGGACCCGTCACCTATCAAGTACCCAGAAGCTTCAACGTCGCCAGTGAAATACGCACCCTGTGTCGCGACATTATCATTTAATAGAACTGCATCTAATGTGGGTGTTGGTAAATTTTGTATGAATGTTCCGTCGCCTATGAGATACCCCGATGCTTCTAGATCTCCGGTGAAATATGCACCTTGTGATGCAACGTTATCGTTCGCGACGACAGTTTGAAGCGTGATATTAGGTGCGGCTGGTAAATTTTGAAGTTGTGAACCATCACCTATTAAAAATCCGGTTGCTTCGACATCGCCGTTGAAAGATGCACCTCTCGATGCAACGTTGTCATTTGTCACAGCAGTTTCGAGTGTTATGGATGTTTGTGGTGGTATATTTGTGAGTTGAGAACCATCGCCTATAAAAAACCCTTGTGTTTCGACGTCTCCTTCGAATTCGACACTTTGTGTCGATGTGTTACCTCTTTCAGTGACGGTTTGAAGTGTTTCTAGTGGTTTACTGTAAAATTTTCTATATGACCGACCTCGTGAACCACACGACATTCTATGATTACTTTCTATTATTTTTTGAGCCTTTCCATACGCTCTCTGAGTTCTTGTATGGATCGCACCACGTACGCGATGAAGTGTAAATATCTGAGACATGCGTAGCGTTTACCCCAATCTGAATAATCTGCTTCGGGTGCGTCATCATTTGGATTCGCATCTCTATCCGGCCACACGATGTGTCGCATTTCTCTAACATCGTAATACATCTCTTGTGCTATGAACCCCGATTCGCGTTTTCCTTCTTTTTCATATAATTTTGGTACCAATTTAGATAGTGTGTCGAGTGATTTAGTCATGGCTTTTATTTTAGATTTACGACGTTTATCACTAAACAAGAGTAAGTTTCCTCCTTTCCCTAGCACATCAAAATTAACTTGGGTTCTACCAATAGTGGTTTGATTTGGTATACTAGGCGTTAATGGAAATACCAATTTACTTCCATCACCGTGTATATAATTTGCATATATCCCCTCATTAACTGTGAGTAAATATAGTTTGAATTTTATATTCGCTGGGTGCTTCGTACTTCCACTATCGGGATTGAATGTATCTTGGTATCTGATTCCATCTTCGGAATAGAATAATGTATGTCCAAATTTAATCGTTGGTTGTGTACGTCGAATTATTATCCTATTATCGTATGTGGTAGAGGGTGTTTCTATGTCTGTATTTATATTTATACGGTTTGGTGAAGTAAATGTTTGCATAAATGGGTATATATTGTATGAAGTTCCGAAAACTGGATCGACTACAGTAGCTGCATAATTTAAATCATTTGTGGGATGCAACCACATGACATTTTCACCCCATTCATTCATTCGCAAAATGCGTCCCCATCCAGTAGTATATGGTCCATATCCGATCCATGTATTATTCGCTGTTGTTTCTCTCGCGAGTCTTCTTATGTCATTCGCATCGTATCCGTACAATATGTCACCGGTCGTGAGTGAAGATAGGTTTACCGTGTTGGAAAATATAAATTCATTCTCGAGGTTGGTAGTTCTCGACCCTATATTTAATATATTCGTAATTGTTTCCCATTTTGGAAGAGTATCCGCTAACAGAAGCTGTCCATTTGAACCTATGGACAACTTACCTAACACACCATTTGTTGTAGATGTGAGTAAATCACCCTTTGTGACATCCGTGAGCCCACTCGTGTTCGTGATTATCTTCTTATTTTCGACACTCAATATACTCGAACTGAGCACTGATAATTCATATGTGTTGGCTACACCACCCAAAAACTCACCATTTCCAATGAGTTTAGAACACGTCACATTTCCTGTAACCATCACATTCCCAACCGCCTCAAATGAGGTCACACCGTTTGTGAATGTTATGAATCTATTTGTCGATGAACCCGATGTAGTGACCTCTTGAAGTGTATTTATAGGTAAATTGGTCACTAAAGAGCCGTCACCTATTAAAGAGCCTGATGCGGTCACATCACCACCAAACACAGCGCCTACACTAGATACGTTATTAGTGGTAACTATGTCATTAAAATCGAGTGTTTGGTCGACGGCATTGGTTATGTATGTTCCATCACCGATTAAATACCCAGATGCCTCCAAGTCTCCGCCAAAATATGCACCACTTACAGTTACGAGGTTTCCATTCACGACAACATCGTCGAGTGTTAGCCCAACCGGACCTGACACGTAAGGTAAATTCGTAATGTACGTCGCATCACCTAAAAAATATCCAGTTGCTTCCAAATCACCGTCAAAATATGCACCACGATTGGTAGTATTACCGTTTGTGACGACGTCATCAAGTGTCATGAATGTGAAGTATTGAAAATTTGTTATACCCGATGCGTCACCCAGAAAGTAGCCACTTGTTTCTATGTTACCCGATATTAATACCCCATTTGTGGTGACGTTACCATTAGTTGTCACGGAATCGAGTGTTTCGATTGAAGTGATCCGTTCGTAGTATTTTCGATGAGATCTATCATCCGTACTACAAGGCATCCTGTAATTACACTACAATTTTATCAAACATGTACCCTGCGCGAATGCATCGGGTTCTTCGGGTTTTACTTTGGGCATATTGAAACCACCCTGTTTATAGACACGAAGACGCTTGTTATACATGGCGTGACACACCGACCATTGGTCAAAAATATCGTATATGTTTGGGTTGTTCTTCTTTCCTTTTGTCTCTCGCATCACGCGCCCTATGGATTGAACTATGTCCGATTTCGGCGTCGAGAGAATAACCGTATCCAAAGAGGGTATATCCAAGCCCTCATGTGCTTGACTAAATGTTGCAAATATTAT